TAAATCACAACATGATAATTTCCACAAAACAGTTAGTGGATAGTCTCGGATATTATAAAAATGGATATTCCTTAGTTCTGGCAGATGATGTTTGTGCTTGCCTTTCCACAACTGAAACAATCTGTTGCACTTTCAAAACGTGCGGAAGTTCATTGGAGGACTGGCGAAAAACTCATGTTCTGAAGTTGAGTCCCTACTGTAGGACCCCTATTAGAAATGTGATCCAATCCAGCTCTTCTCAAATTCTCAATGGCGGATTGTTTAGGATCATGGACGGAAGCAGCGCATCTAATTATGGCGCCTGATTGATTTTCGAGGACAGTGGAAACATTACAACAGCAATGTCAGTTTGAGGTTAAATTTGGTAAACAAAAACTCATGTACTCAACTAGCAATCAATTGGACGATTTAGAAGTCAATGAAAAAGAGCGATTTTTCGTACCTGATACGCATTTGAATTCACCTCTGAAGACGATTCAACTAAGAAGGGCCCAGATCAACTATTTATCAACTGTTCTTGGAATAATGTGTAGTGTTGAGGAAGTTCACAACCACTTCCAGACTTACAATATATCGATCGATCCTCTTGTTTTGCTAAAAGAATTAATTGGCTTGGCAATGATTGGTTCCTTGCCGTCTCCCAATCTTGACCATTTAAAGACTCTGGAGACTGGAGTAATAAACGTGAACATTTTGCGGGATAAATTTGGTGTCAGATTGCTCGATCTTAAGGACATGAACGTCAGTGCAGAAACAGGAGTTTATGGAGTATTAAGAGAGAGTTTTTCTGAGTTAATTAAAGCTTATTCTGTTGCCATTTGTGCCTCGAACAAGTTTTCCTTCCGACATCAGGTAGGACCCCTTTGCTTTTACTGCACAAGTGATTATGTTGCAGTTTACAAAAGTGATGTAGTCATCTCTGTACTCGATTATATGTTTATTTTAGCATTGTCCGATTTGTTCTCTGCTAGACATCTCACCTTTTTATATATTGATGTAGACAGATGGGTCAACAAGGAAGTATCTGATGATTTGAAATCGTTGATCGTGGAACTATACAAATGGGGGGATGAGCTGATAAGTATATTCGGGAACCAAGC